TCAGCGACCCAACAAAATAGAGGTCAAGGCGGCGGACCCCTCATCGGTCAGTCTCCAGGCGCCGTCAGCCTTTTGAAGAGAGACCTCGCAGGAGCGGTCTTTGATCGCAGACGACCTCACGCAGTCGAGCAGCTGCGACCCCGCGATGAGGTAGAGGCCCGATTCCTCGGAGTGCCCGCCGTCCTCGAGCGCCTTGGCGGTGTAGGCGTCCATCAAGGCGGCCTCCACGTCGCCCATGGACCGGCCCCTCACGACGACGTGAGCCGTGGCGGTATCTCCGTCGACCGAGACGTCGCCCACCTCGTAGCTCGCGCCGTCGAAATACGTGCCCATGAAGGACTCGGGCGAAACATCGATTCGCTGCATCATCGAAACCGCCTCCTCCCCGATCAACGCGCGAGCGTCGCTCGACGCCCACACGCGCGCGAGGACGGCCTCCACGGCCGCGCGCGGCTCGTCGGGGCTTTCTGCGCCGCAGCCTGCCGCGCAGACGGCGCAGAAAGCCACGAGAGCGGCGGAAAGAAGTGCCATGAGCCTCTTTTGCACGGGAACGCTCCTCACAAGGTCGCGGGCTCAGGCCGGCGCGATGGCGCGGCCTCCTAGAAGCAAAGCTTGACAAGCGCGAGCGTGAGCCCGTCCTTGGCGTCCCAACCGCCGTCCGCGGCCTTCGACACATACACGGTGGCCTCGGTGTCCTGCACGGGGGCGTCGCGCAGCGTCTCGAGCAGGTCGTCGCGCTTGAAGTGGCGGCGGTGTCTTTGATCACCTGCGTGACCGAGCGAGCCGAGAGCTTTACCTTGGCCTGAGCGCTTGACCCGGTGACCTGGACGTCTTCGACCTCATAGTCGAACTTCTGCAGGTACTCGGTAGCGAGCTCGTCCGCCGTGATGCCCATCTCATCGAGCTTGTCTGCGCAGAGCTCCTCCATCTTTGCGATGGCGACGTCGTAGGCCTCCCCCTGCGCGGCCTTGAGCTCGGACAAAAGCCCATCGAGCGACGCGCGCACCTCGTCTGCGTCAGAGGAGCCGCCCGCCCCGGCCGCGCCTCCGCAACCGGGCATCGCTGCGGCTGAGGCCGCCGTCGCGGCAAGCATCAGGAATTCCCTGCGGTTCATGTTCTTCATGGTCGTTAAACCCCCAAAGAAGAAGGGCCCCGCAGCGCACGGAGCCCACAAGTTAGTCTTCCATGAACTATTGTGCTAACCCGTATAGTGCCGAATAAGTACGTCTAGCTGGTATTCGTTTAAATTTAGAACCATGTAAATCCGTACTAGTCTGAGGAATTGGGACCAAATAGGGACCAAAATAGTCCTATGTAGTTCAAACTATTTAGTCCTATCCCTTAGCCACGATACCGATTACCAATGGAACTTTATCATACGTGTCAACAACGGCGGTATCGCCCTCGTTAACGTCAACACAGGCCGTAGTCATACGCACGTTCTCAACCGGCATAGGGTGCCCGTTCGAACCGTAGTCTAGGTTAAGCGTCCCGTCACTGTTGACTTGACTAACCTTTGCGAAGTTGCGCACGATTCCAAGGTTTTGGCTTTGGACAGCCGAGTCTACTATCTGCCCAAGGGCACGACGGCCCATGTTCCTCATTTGCTGTGTTTCGTCTCTTGTAAGCACTATGAATTCCTCCGTCTAAAGATTCGGGCTTCGCACGACACCGGGCATCCGGCAACAAGCTTTATCGTCTGCGTCCTGATCTGGTAACGCCCGTTGATCTCGCCGCTTGGATACCTGAGCATAACAACGTCGTTGAGCGCAGTGGGCGCGTAGACGTGCGAGAAGTTCACGCGCTCGATTACGGACTGCGCGGTCATGAGAAGCGATTTGGCGCGCTCGTTGGCGTAATGCAGCTGCTCAACCCACGTCTCACCGGGCGGCAGCTCAGAATAGCTGTAGCTCCTCGTGATGACGCGCCCGCGAGAGACGGTGGAAAGGTCGCTCTTGGGGTCATCGTCTATCGCTTCGCCAACGATGGTCCGCTTATCGCCGTCGGAACCCATGGAGCCGTAGATAACAACGACGTGGTTAGCCGCGCTGGTGTAGTCACGCTCCTCCGACATTCGGCCCTCGAACTTGGCCTGCGGCCCCTCTGTGAAGTCCCACACGATAGGCTTCTCGGATGGGTCCTTGTACTTCTGCATGACGATACGACCCCACGGGTCGGTGAAGGCCGCGCGGAATCCGGCGAGGCTAAGAAGATCGTTCACCATATCCAGAAGAGTATCGCCAATCGTCTGCGTCTCGTCGCTCTTTGACTGCTGCGAGGTCACGCCTACGCCGTATGCTCGCGTCAGCGTGGTCGTGAAGTCCGATACGTCGGCGATGACCTCCAACCCGGCTTCCTCGCAAACCTGCTTGGCCAGGGCAACGGCATTCGTGCCCGAAGGAACCGTGCGGGGCTGCGCGAACTTCATATCGAGCAGCTCCTGCAGCCTGCCGTAAAGCTTGATTTTGGCCTTGCTGTGGCCGGGATAGATCTCGCGCGACGGGATGACCGGGAGGAACGTGCCGAGACAAACCTCCTCGGTCGTGCCGTCCATCCATTCAAAATCAGCATAGACGCGCAGGAAGTCCGGGCCGAACGAATAGCGCCCAACCATCTCGAACTCCGCAGACTCCTTGATGCGCGTATCGTCGTTTCTTGTAATGGACCCACCGCGAATAACCGTAATGCGCTCCGTCTCATGTCCGGTCGCGCGAGACACACGCATGAACCGGTACTCGGTAGATACGAACGGCTCATACCAATACTTACTCTCCATTTAGCGGCTCCCTCCACATGACCTCTTCTGGAGATACGGAAATGTCCCAAATGGAGTAGTTCTGCGCTGCGTAGCCAAACTGCCACTTGCCGTGAGCGTACATGCGGTGACCCCAGAAGTCGCGGTACCAGAAATTGCCAAGCTTGCGGTTACGGGCAAGCCGTCTGATGGCTTCATACTCTTCGCGGGTGTGGACCACATACGAAAGGCTGCGCGTTGAGTCGAACGTACCGTCCTGGTAGAACGTCGGCAAAGAAGGCGTGTCCTGCCCAGTGGCGAAATAGTACGTCTCCCCCGTGTTCTCAACATCCTCTTTGCTGTCGGCATTAAGACCAAGTTTCACGACGATCTGTGCAGCCGCGCCGAAGTTGAAGGCTTCCATGCCGTGAGAGTCGCACGAGACGGTAACCGAGTGCATGGCAGACGTTCCAAGCCTTGTGTTTACCGTCACCTCGTACTGGTAAGGCACGTTCAGCGGCGGCAGCGCATCCACGATTCTGTAGCCAAGCTTGAGCTTTGAGCCAAGCGTGGTCCTGTTGCCGTCCGGCTCGACGCGCACAACGTCGTAAGTGTCAATCTCAATCATTCCGCGCAGCTTAAGCACACCGTCAGAAACCGTCGCGTCTCCGCCAAGCTCGATCTCGGCCGCGCCGGCGGATACCGGGCCTGTGAGCGCAGCATCCGCGACGTTATACCCGGCCTCGTCATACTTCGCTTCGACAACGATGGTTGCGGCCAGATCGTCGTCGAACGTCACGGTAATGTCTGGCGGCACGGGCTGCGCCCAGTCCGTGTAGATGGCGGTGTCTGCGCTGCCTACAAGGCCGGAACCGCCACGCACGGTGATTCTGATCGCATAAAGACTCTTGTTGGAGAAGCCAACCTCGGTGTCAAGGCTGCAACTGCGAGCATCGGCCCCGAGCGATTTATTGTAAATGACGCTGTTGGCGGAATCGATTACCTCGATTGTCTGAGACGTGATGCCCGTCTCGTCGGTTACCTGCCACTCGGCATAGATAGGCAAGCGCTCCTGCGCGTTTGTTCCGTCGTATGGCAGCGATGGATAGGTGAAGTGAACGGCGGGCGCGTTGGCAACGACAACGACGCAAGGCGTCGACCAAGCGCCGTAATCAGCTGCCAGACCCTTAGTCTTGACCTTGAACTTGTACGTGCCGCGCACGGTAGGCGTGTAGTCAAAGCCGGTGGCAGCGCCCGTGACTGTAGTTAGGGTTGTAGTTCCGTCGGGAGCCTCGACGCTAACGACGGCGGATGACTGCTCCGTGCCGTCCGGGTGGTCTGGCGTCCAGACTACCTTGAGCGCGGCCCCGAATGTCACAGGGCTTGTCGGATTCGTCGTGACCGATGGGGCGTTTGGCGCACAGATCGTCGTGACCTCATCGGACTCGCACCAATCGCCGTAAAGGAGGCCAATTGGGTTGGAGCTTCCGCCCTTTGCGACATACGCGCGGATACGGTACTTAATGGAGCCAGCCGGAGCCGCGTCATCCTGCCACACGCCAACGGAGGTCTCTGCGACTTCGACGTCAACCCAATCGCCGCCGTCGCGCTTGACCTGCGCGTTGACGCCGTCGCGCCAAGCCCATAGGCCAGAGCCGCTGAGTTTGATCGTGCTAGTGCCGGATTTCTCGATTGCAAGTGACGTGAGCCTCGCCGGAGACGTGTAGATGGTTACGTCTGACGTGTAGCTTGAATATGCGTTGTCCCAGTTCGACGCACGTAGGCGGTACGAGTACTTGCCGCCAACGTCTGTTGTGTTGTCAGTGTAGTTAGTCGCGTTCCAGGGAAGGCGCGCTATCTGCTTCCACGCGCCGTTGCCGTCCTTGCGCTCGACGTGGACATAGGCCCACGTATAGTGGCCCTCAAACCCGGTGTAGTCACCAGTCCACGATAGCTTTTGGCTGTTGTCGCTCGCGCGATCGACAATAAAGTTCTTAGGCGGTCGCGGGGTGTGCTGTCTGTATCGAGGGACCTCTAGCGTGGCGAATGCGTCACGCTGCCCGCCGGACCAGCTGCCGGTAGCCCAGCACTTATACCAAACGGTGACGTTGTGCACATTGGAATCGCACTGGAAGGGACCGAACTCCTCGCGGTGGTAATCGGTGAAGTGCCCGTATTCCTTACCAGCCTCAATTGACTCAAACGTATGGTATTCGCGGCACCAGTTGAAACTGAATGTTCCGCCGCCCGCGTTTGCAGTCGTGCCGGGAATGCCGGAGTTACGCGCGTCATAGCCAACCTGGGACTGCATGCCCCAACCTGCGCCGGAGTCGTAGCACTCGGTATTGCCCGTGACAATGATCTTGTAGTGGTCATCGTCGGTATACTCGCACCAGGCAACGACATGCCCACGCATGTACTGGTTGCCGTAGTGGTTGCCCCAATCCGAGTAACCTTCTGCCATTAGTACCCCATTCCCGCGACAACTCCGACCTCACCGAACAGCTCGCCGATAAGCTCCTGCGCGTGAGCGGAAAGGTTGTTGACCTTCGCGCCGTTGATATAGACGTTGTTGTTCGTAACATGCACCGTCTGTCCCGAACCGGAGACGGACGGAATGCTTGCAAGCGACGGGACCGAGTTGAACGCGCTGAGCGCCGCAGTCGGGTCAGCCGCCGCCGCAAGACCAAGCGAGGATTTCCTGACCGTACGGGCAGAGAGATCCATACCGTGTGCGAAGTTCTCGCCCAGGTGCAAACCAGACGTGACGCCGCCCTTCTCGGAACCGGACCAAGGGCCATCGTCCGGCACGGAGAAGCCCATAACGGACTTGGCTGCGTTGACAAGTTCGAGGGCCTTGTTACGAACCGCGTTCCAAGCCGAGCCGATGCCGCTTGCGAACTGGTTACCGAGGTGGGAGCCGGAAGCGCTCGGATTCCAGCTCTCCGCGCCGCCCTTTGCCGCATTGGCAAGCGACCTGCCGGATGCGCCAGAGCTGCTAGCTGCTCCGCCCACTCCGGACGCGAACCTGTTACCCGCGCTCTGTCCGGTGTTGCCGAGCGTCCCGGGAGCGCCGGAAACGCCGGATGCCGCACTCGTCGCAATCGACCTCGCGTTGCTTGCCGCGCTACCAGCCATGGAGCCAAGCTTGCTTGCAAAGTTGGAGCCTGCCGTGAAGCCCGTATTGCCAAGCGTGCTTGCGGTGGTGGAGACGCCGGAGATTGCGTTGCTTGAAAGCGTGGATGATGCAATGGTTACCGCACCAGCGTTCGCTCTAAGCCCGGACGCAAGCCCGCCGGACGCGCTCACGCCTTGGTTCAGGAAGTCGGTAGCGAGGGTCGAAAGGTCGTTGATGACCGACGTCGCGAGGTTGGATACCGCGTCAAGCGGCCCCTGTTGGTTCTCGGTGATGCCGTTGGCCAATCCTTGGTCAACGTGCATACCGGTCTCAGCGGCCTTGACGGAAGGCGAATGGCAACCCGCGCCCTCGTTGAGCTTGTCGATTACGTCTTGGCCGAGATAGGCTGCGGCTTCCTCAGACAACGTGCCGTTGTTGATCGCCTCGGCAAGACCAGCGTCGATGTTTCCGCCGCAGAGCTGCGCGGCAGCGTCAACGTCTCCGCCAGTGAGCTTGAGGGCCACAAGGCTAAGCATCTGCGAGGTCGCTTCGGAAGGCACAAAGCCGTTTGCTGTGATCCCGTCCGCAACGGCATCAGGGATGTTGATGCCGTTCGACTTCATTTGAGCGACAACGCCGGACCAATCGCCTGTGGCTGCGGCCTTGAGCATTTCGGTTGCCGCTTCCGCGCTAACCTTGCCCGTGGAAAGGCCAGACGCAAGGGCATTGGCCGCGGCCGCGCCCTTGTCGCTCATCTGGATATTCATACCGTCGAGCGCGGCCACAAGGCTATCGGTTGTGCCGTCCCACGCAGCAACAAGACCCGATAGCTGCTCGTCATTGAGCGACTTGAACTGGCTTACCGAGATACCAGTACTGGCGAGGTCGCTAGCGAACTGGTTAATGTCCTTGTTGAGGGCATTTGCCGCACTTGAAACGGTGGAAGACGAAAGCGCGAGGTTGCTGACACTTTGAGACGCGCCATCAGCCGCCGCCGCAGACGCCCCCAAGGATGCGTTGACGTTACCGATGGAGGAATTGCAGGCGTCGAGCGTGGATTGCGCGTCGCTAACGCCACTCTTTGCCGCGTCAAGCCTGTCTATAGCCGCCTTCTGCTCATAGCCGTTAAGCTGCAAGCCGGTGGTTGCGTTCGCCATAATCTCGTCGTAGTTCTTCTGAGCATCGTTAAGCTCAGCCTGCGACTTCGTAAGGGCTTCAATGTCCTTCTGTTTCTGCTGATAAAGCGCGGTAAGGTTCTGCTGCTGAGCATCAATCTTGATCTGCTCAAGCTTCTTCTCGACGTATTTTCCGAGTGTCTCCGTGACGTCGGAAATCGCGCCGTTCTCGTCCGCAAGCTTGCCGTTGGCAATGTCGGTAACGCTGATCTGCGTGCCGCACTGGTCGTTTACGGTCTCGATCGCCGAGCGCAGCTTGCCTTGCGCTTCCGTCGTGAGGTCGGAGTGGTTGGCGTACTCCTTGATGGTGTTGTAGGCGTCCGTGAGCTGCGAGGACTGAGCCGCCGCGTTGGTGTTCGTGTCGCGCATGGACTGTGCAAGGTTCGCCTGGGACTCAAGGACCTTGTCAACGGCGTCCTTCGCGTTGCTTGAGGAACCGGACAGAACATCAAGGGCAGAGCTTTGGTTCTGAATCTCGTTGGTAGCGCCGTTGGCCGCTGCCACAAGCCCGTCAGTCGCTTCGGAGAATCGGCGGTTACGCTCCTCGGCTTCCTGAACCTTTGACGCGATGGCGGCAACGGCTGCGGTGAGAACGGTAATCGCGATAGCGGCAGCGTTCGCCTTCGTGAACTCGGCGAAGAAGGAGCCGATGTTCTTTGCGTAGCTCTTGGCAGTGCCGCCAAGGCTGGACATTCCATCGCCGAGGGTCTTAGCCGACTTCTGGCCTTTCTCCATGGCCTTGTTGAGCGCATCGGTCTGGCTTGCCGCGTAATCGGTGCCCGTCTTGACCTTGTCAAGGCTGTTACGCAGAACGGTGCAGCTCTTGCCTTCGGCTTCGAACCTATTGGTTGCCTTCTCGGCAGCGTCCGCCGCCTTCTCAGCTTCCGCAGTAGATCCGGAGTAGGTGGAAACCAGCTTTGCGTTGGCTTCGTAAGTCTTAAGGGCAGACTCACGCTGCTCGATATAGGTCTTGGCAAGCGCAACCGACTTATCGCGGGCCTTGCCAGTGGAAGCAGCCGCCTTTTCAACCGCTTCCTCATACTTCTCTTGACTGACTGCGGCAACCTTGGCCGCGTCGTTCATCTTCTCCCATGCGGAGACGTAATTGCTTGCGCCGCCCGCTGCCTTAGCGGCAGCGTTGCCCGCGATGCCAAGCTTGGTTGCCATGGAGCCGGTGGATGCGTAGACGCGCATGGAAGCGCCGTCGACGGTGTTGAGAGCGTCCCCGAAGATTGCGGCCTGAGTCTGGGTCTTGCCGAACGCGGTGATGACGTTGCCCACACCCTGCGTGATCTTGCCAGTGACGGTGAGGACGGGACCGGCGGCAGCGGCAACGCCCGCGAGGGCGAGGATGGTGCCCTGTGTGCCGGAATCCATGTCTGCGAACGCCTGGCAAGCGTCCGCTATGCCGTCGATGACGGGCGACATATCGTCCGCAACGTCAAGCAACGCCTCGGCGAGCGGCCCGCCAAGCTTGATAGCTGACTCGTCTACCTTGTTCTTAAGCGTCTGGAATCGGCTCTCAAGGGACTCGTTGCGCTTGTCGACCTCTTCGGTAAGCGCGGTGTTGTCCTGCCACGCCGTGTTGGCGCGTCCGATGGCCTCGTGCAGTACGTCGGTGTTGCCGGAGAGACGGCGCATAACGTCAGCCTGCCTGATGCTCGTGATGCCGAGCTGGGAAAGCGTAACGTCGGTGGCCTGCCCGTCGTTGCTGAGTCGGTTGATTCCGTCGATGAGGGCTTCGAGGGCTTCCATCGGCGAGGATTGCCACTTGGCGGCGAACTCATCCGCGCTCATGCCGGAGACTCGCGCGTACTCCTCAACCGCGCCAGAGCCGTTAGCGACCTCCTTAGTGATGTTCGAGACAATCTGCGTCATGGCAGAGCCGCCCGCCTCGGCCTTGATGCCGAGAGAGGACATAGCGCCCGCCATGCCGAGGATTTCGGCCTGCGAGAAGTTGGCGGTGGTGCTCATTCCCGCGAGTCGCAGCGACATATGCGAAATGTCGGACTCGGTTGTGGCGAGGTGGTTGCCGAGGTCAACGATGGTGGAGCCGTAGTTGCTGAGCTTGTCTTGGCCCATGGACGTGATGTTGGCGAACTGGGCCATCTCGGTGGCCGCAGTCTCCATGTCCATGTTCGTTGCGATGTCAAGGCCGTTGGCAACGTCGCTGAAGCTCTTGAGGTTGTCGGTCGTGATGCCGAGCTGTGCGCCGAGGGCTTCGGCGTTCACGATCTGGGCAGCGGTTACGGGAGACGTTGTGGATGCGTCCAGCGCAGCATCACCGAGCGCCTTGAGCTGGTCTCTTGTAAGGTCTGCCGTCTTGTTGAGGTTGGCGAGAGAGGTATCGAAATCGGTTGCTTGATTGACACAGTAGCCGCCGACAACCGACATTGGGACTGTGACGTTGTTGGTGAGCGAGCGCCCAACGCCCTCAATCTTCGCTCCCATGTCGTAGATCTTGTTACCAAGATTCTCGACGTGCTGGCCGGAGAGGGCCAAACCCTGAGTTGTGGACTTGTCCAGCGCGGCAACTCGCGCGGCCATGGTCTTAAGGTCGCTGTTGACCTTCTTAAGCTCAGCCCCGCCGTTCCACAGCGCTCCGACGTTGATTGTGATCGATGCCTTGCCCATTGATTAGCCCCTGTTCACAAGCTCACACGTCTCAACAACCGCTTCGTTGACCTGCTCGACGATGTGTTCCTCGTCCTGCAAAATCGCCTTGAGCAGTGCACGGGGAGGTTCAGAACCAATCGGCACGCCCGCGCGACGGCCCGCACGGGGGCCTGACAGGATCAAGGCCCCCTGATGCGCGAATTCCTTTACGCCGCCCGCTTCGTCGGTAGAGACGAACTTCACGCCGTTAGCGTGTGTTTTGAGAGATAGGGAAGATGCGTATTTGCCCGTTGGGTACGCGCCCACATGGGCGTACGACCGAGCCTTAGCAAGCGTCGGCTTCACAACCTCGCGGATTTTCCGCTTTAGGGCCTTCGCCATCTGGGCGTCAACCTCGGCGATTGACGCTATGGTCTCGTCCAGGTTCTGAACCTCGATCGTGTACACGCCTTATCCAACTCCTAGCTTGCGCTTGGCTTCTTCCCGCTCCTTTCGCAGGCGGTCGCGTGCGTCAACCGCCTTTTCACCGGGCTTCCTCCATGTCGGCCCCTCTTCGGGCCTTGCCTTCTCGGCTGCAAGCTCCATGTCGTAATGGAGTTGCAGCCACAGCTCCGGACATTCGTCGGCCAAGCGGGCAAGCTCTAGGACCGAGTCACCGGAGAATTTCGCTAACCCTCGGAGGACTCGGGCAGCGTATCCGTAGGGTTTTCGTCAATCTCCTGCTCAGCGTCCTTGGACTCAGCGGGAGTCTCGGGGGCTTCAAGCTCAAAATCAAAGATGGTGTTGAAGATGAAAAGGTCCTCTGCGGTAACGCTGTTCGGCTTGAGGTCCGGAACGCCCTTGATTCGGGCAAGCTTTGCCGCGAGATAGGCCACGTACAGGCCGAGAGTTTCCGCGTCGTTGAGAACATCGGTGTTTTTAGCCTTGGTGAGCCGCACACGAGCGAGGTTGTAAATGCCCTGAGACATTGGGTAGCTGCCTACGACCTCGTCAGAACCGCACCTTGTGAACGTGATCTTGCCGTTGTTCATTCCAAATCCTTTCGTTGGGTAACGACTGGCTGGAATGGTCGGGTGGGTGTCCCCGGCTACGGATGCGGCACAAAAAAGCCCCTCCCCGCCGAAGCGGAGAGGGACAAGGTAGGTTCGAGCTAGGTTCGAGCTGGGTCACAGTAGGTCACAGTAGGTTCGAGCTAGCCGAAGATTGCCATGGGGACTCCGACGAGAATCATTAGTACGAGCACGACGAGCAGAACGACGTTGATCAAATCGTCCGGGTGCTCGTCGGCGGGAGACGGGTAAGGCATCGGCGCTCCCCTACTCCGCGAGAAGCTTGCGCCACGTATTGGGGCCGACAACGCCGTCGTTCGCAAGGCCGTGCTTGCTCTGGAAAAGGCCAACGCAATACTTGGTGTCGTTGCCGAAAATGCCGTCGACGGCGAGGCTGCAGCCGTAACGGCCGTTGAGGACGGCCTGCAGCGTCTTAACCTGATTGCCCCTAGAGCCAGAGTAGATGGTCTGCATGGTAGACAAGTCGAAACCTCCGTTGCTTGTAGTGTTGGTTGCAGTGGCCGTGGCGTTGCCGGAAGACACGACCTGAACGCCGCCCATCCAGCCGCACTTGACCGTATGGGTCTGGCCGTAGAGAGAAACCCACTTGGTAAGGGGCATCTCCTGGACGCCGCTTGTGACCGAGTGGCGAACGGTGCCGTTTCCGATGTAGATGCCGACGTGGCCGTAGACCTTGCCCGCGCTGGTGCCGGGCCATGACGGGACGGCCACGATCATTCCCGGCTGTACGTCGGCGATGGGCCGGTTGCACCAGTTGCGGTACTGGTCGCAGGCGTTTCCGCCGAACCACCCTGCCCCGGCGTTGCTGAAAACCTGAGTTGTCCACGTGGCGCACAGGGAAGGGCCCGGCCATGGGGTCGTGCGCCACGCGCTCTTGAGTCTGTCTAAGGTGATGCTCACTAGTTACCTCCAACTGTTATGTACTGAACGGTGCCGTCTGTGTACTCGAGCCACGTAGAGCCGCCCGGATAGTCCTCCACGACCGTCTTGTATGCCATGCGGTCGCTCACCGTCTCCTTCGGCTCGCGCGGAATCGGCCCGCCGCTCGCGCCCACGCTCGTAGCCCACGCGGATAAGGCCGCTATCACAAGCACCTCAGCCGCTATAACAAGCGACAGGGCAACGCATAGGCGCACAAGGGCTTCCTTACGCAGCGGGAACATCGGAGCCGGTCCCGGCGATGATCGCGGCGGCGTCCTTGCCGGACGCGGTGAGGGTCTTGGTGGTCTTCTCGGTACTGATGCGGGCCACGTCGACGGCGGCTTCGCAGGCCGCGTAGATGGCGGCGGAGAGGACGGCGCACACGGTGCCGATGGTGGTCACCGCGTCGTTGCCCGTGGTGATGCCCGCGATGCTCGCGCCGATGGAGCCGAGGAAGGCCGCGATCATGAGCCAGAACTTGCGGCTCGTGAGCTTAGAGAGAACGTCGTTACTCATTGGTGGAACCTCCGTTGCTTGTATCCCATTCCTGCTGCGCCAAGGTGTCGAACGCCCCCTGCTGCGAGACGCCCATAGACTGCATGAAGCCGTTGCTCTTCTGCGGCATCGGCCCGCCCTTCTCCTTCGCCATCTTGAGCGCGGCCATGCTCGCCGTCTCGACGCAGAACACGGCGAAGAAGCCCATGGTCACCTCAGTAGGCGGGAACACGAAAAGGGTTGAGTAGAGCCACACCACAAAGGCGAGGTAGCCGACGGTGGACACGTACATGACGGCGAGGATGACGGCTGATCCTACGCCGCTGTGTCGCTTGTAATGAGCGGCCATCAGTCAATCACCTGCATTTCCATCGAGTCTTGGAAAAGGCGGGTACCGGTGCCGTTTCCGCCCAGGCCGTGATAGGCCGAGTAGACGCTCTCAAGGTGCCTGCGCTGGTCTACCGTCAACCCGCCTTTAGACATGGCCACAGAGTGAATCCGCTCAAGCTCGCACCAGAGCAAGGCCCTGATGCCCGCCTTCATGGACTCAAGCTCGGTCTTCTCCTCGGTGGCGCGTTGCTGCGCCTTGTGCCCCTGGGACTTGATGGAAGCCACGACGGAGGAGACAAACGCGCCCACAATGCCGGAGACGAACGCGGCGAGGGCGAGACTGAAAACAACCTCCACTACTGCGCCCCGTTCTGCATAAGCTCGTTGTCGTGCATGGCGTCCTCCAAAACTGTCGTGATCTTTGTTGGTCACATGCTCGGACTCCGGTCCCCCACCGGGAAAAATCCCAGACAAAAGCGTCCTTACGGCTAAGGGTCGCGTCTGGGATTTCCAACGGTGAAAGGGGCTTTATGCTGTTCGAGATAGCGGTGTCTGAGTACATGGCGGATAAGTCGAGAAGGCTCAGGGCTAGCACGGTAGAGGGCTACAAGAGTGCGGTCAATCTCCACCTGATACCCAGGTGGTCCGGCGTTCAACTTGAGTCGATAACGCCCGAGGAATTGCAGACGTGGGTCGACGGTTTTACGCTCCCGGGTGCCGCCGAGAAGGCCTACAAGACCTTGCGGCAGGTCATCCGCTGGGCAATTCGCCGCCTGGGTGTGAGGATGTACGACCCCACTTCTGCGGGCGTGGAGCTTCCGCGCAAGGCTGCACATAGCCCAAAGGTGCTGGATGCCGGGGGCACGGCAAGCTACCTTCGGGCCTTGTACGGCAGCGAGTGTGAAGCGGTGGCGATATGCTCGGTAACGCTAGGCCTTCGGCGCGGTGAAGCTTGCGGGCTGCGCTGGTCAGATATTGACTTGAGGACTGGCGAGGTGAGAATACGCAGGTCGAGGCAGGTTGTTGGCGGTCAAGAAGTTGTAGTGCCGCCGAAAACCGAACGCTCGGCCCGCTCATGCTGGTTGCCCAGGTTCGCGGTCAGGAGGCTCCGCGCGATTCGCAAAGGCCGGACAGGTCTTCTCTGCGACCTATCGCCCAACGTCATAGCAAGGCGTATCAAGGCCGTGTGCCGGAAGGCCGGGGCCGCATATACGTCGATGACCGAATGTCGCCACACGTGGGCAACGCTCGCCGTGGAAGCAGGGGTCGGGATAGAAACGGTGGCGATGATGCTTGGCCATACCGACATATCAACCGCCTATGAGCATTACATCGTGCCGCGTCCTAGGATATGCAAGGATGCGCAACGCGAGGTTGAACGGCTCATTATGCGTGCATGAGATTCCGTATCCCGAGAGACCGACTTCCAGTTCATCTACGGAAAAGACTTCGTTGGTGATTTCGTCGCATATCGCAAAAAGGGATTCTTTGTAGAGATGATCTGGAACTTCAATCAGGCTTCTACCAACGTGTGGGTTGCCGGAACACTGCCTGCTGGGTTCCGTCCGGCCAGAAGCTTTCTAGAGCCTTCCGTGCTAGCAAACGCAAACGGCATCGTCTCCAACAACACAGCAGAAGTCGAGGTCAATGATTCGGGGAAAGTTGTCTTTATTAGCGCAGCAGCGATTGTCGGAGGGCGCAGCATAGGCCACTCCGTTTGGATCGCCGCGTAGCATTCCGTATCCCAAGACATAGGCGGCACAACGCATAGCCAAGCTTCCGGCCTGTTCCTCAACACATACGAATGCCTAGCGGGCGTTTGCGTTGGATGCAATGTGTCGCCCTCCGCGTCTGTGAGCACCGGAAACACGCTGTTCACGGTCACGACCGAGCGCAAGTTCATATCTGGCGGGCAAATCCTCCTTCGTGGCGTTTTCCCTAATAAGCAGCCCGGCGTTTACGTCAACTACGGTAGCGACGGCCATACGATCAAGGTCACCGTTGAGCAGTCCGTGTCGCTCGCGCAACAGAACACGTTTAACTTCCTGATCCCGGCTACCTGGGAAATCTAAGCCGTCCTTACCCATATGTAAATGTCGCCGTAGTTCTTGGTGTAGAGCCAGAACTGCTGCGCATCGCTGCCGTTGTACTGATAGATTTGGACATTCGCGCCGTTGGTACCCGTCAAACCGTCCTTAATGTCGAACGCGAATCTCTTGTCGGTGACGATTGAGAAATTCGTCTTGACCCACGTTCCCGGGATGCCCAGGGAAGACGGGCTTTTGCCGTTGGCGAGGAGGATGACGGAGCCTATCGGATGGTAGTGGGATACGGAATCCCGGAGTGCGTCGACGTCGGTCTGCGACGCCGCCCCTAGGTTGGTGAGCGCGTCGGCGGCGGTGGTTGCCCCGGTGCCGCCATGGGAGACTTCAAGTGATCCGGTAATGTCGGTGGCATCGTGGCTATGCGACTTGGGCGCGAAAGCCGCTTTGATCTTCGACCAAAGGTAACTAAGCCCAGTGGTGTTCAGAACCCTATCGGACGCAACCGACGTACCAGCGGCGATGTTGTCAATATCATCAGTTGTGGTGGGGTCGATGTGAACGCCGGACTCCCCCATCAGCTCCCACTTGTACTCGATGTACATCCACTGGTCGTGCCTGTCCTCGGTGGTCTCGCCGTTCACCTTCGGCGTTAGGTACATGACCCCGGTCTTGCCGTCCACGGTGGGCACGTTGTGCGCCTTGTCCACCGTGTCAAGCTGGTACTCGCCCAGTCCGCACACGTGGTAGGTAAGGCCACGGGCGGCAGCGTTGTTCTGCTCCTGGTCGGTGTTGTTCTTGAGCTGGTCGGCAGCGCGTGCTTGCTCGGCCTGATCGCGGGCGGTCTCCGCGTTTGCACGGGTACTCTCGGCGGAGACGCGCTTGGTCTCGGCGTCGACGCGCGAGGACTCGCCGAGATTGGCTTTCTCAGCCGCCTTTGTGGCCGCGTCGGTGGCGGTGTCGACCTTGGCCAAGGACTCGGGGTTCACCTCAAGCCCGAAGTAATACTCGTCACCGTCAACGTTGATTCGGTTGATCGTGCCGTCTTGGTTGATAGGTATTGAGATGGCCATGCGTCAACTCCTTTAAAAAGGGCCGGGGAATACCCCGGCCCCTCGTCGCTTGAATAGCTGTTTAGGCTGTGTAGGAAGCCGTCTTGTTGATAAGGGTGATGGTCACCGGAGACTCGTTGGCAGTCTTGATGATGGCGGCATCGGAGGTGAACTGGATGGTGGCCTCGTTGCCCTCGGGGTCAACCTCGGGGAAGTCGGCGGTGAACGGGATGTGGTTCACAGCGATCTCAAGGGTCATCTTCGCATCGTCAGTGTGGTTGAACTTGGAATAGACGCTGCCGAGAACGACCTTGGAGGAAACGCCGGTTGCGGCGGCGGAACCAGCGACCATCTTTCGGTACTCGAGGATGTTGTCTGGGATGGTGGTCACGGAAACGCCGACGTTGCAGTTGCCCTCGGCAACGTCTCGCGGCATGGAGCGGCCAAGACCAGAGAGGTCGGTGACGTTGTTCTCGATGGTGAAGGAGGCTTCGGACACGAGGGCTTCGGCGGGAGTGTCGGAAGCGGTGTCGAGCTTGAAGTCACAGTCGGTCGTGGTGTACTTGCCGTTGAAGCAGGATGCTTGGAGGTTGCCGGGGATAGCGGAGAGGAAGGAAGCGCCGCAGCCGTGGAAATCCGCCTGCATCGCAAGGTGCTCGTTGCCCGTGGCCTTCAGTTCAAGGGTAGAGAGCTTGCAATCGTCGGAACGGGTGAAGTTGTCTACGCCAATCTGGGACCAGATGGTGGCGTAGGGAATATCCGCACCCATGGTGAAAACGTGCTTGTAGTAGCCCTTAAGGTCGGTCCCCTCGCAGGCGGTGGAGGTCACGTTGCCGAGCGCGAGGTAGAGGTACAGGCCGAACACATCAGGGTAGCAAAGCGACTGAATGGACGGCGTAATCTCGATTTTGTCAACGCGGGCGTCGGACGGCGCACGGTTGCCGCAGGCAACGGCGGTGTTGGCGATGGAGCGGGAAACGCCGAAGGGCGAGCCGCCAGTAAGGCCGTGGAGGAACGCCGGGGTCTTGGCGACCTGCCCGCGCCCCTTCTGAAGTGCGATACCGGCAAGGCCGATAGAGGGATTGAGTGCCATATTGCATCTCCTTAGTTAGCAGCGGGGTCAAGCTCCGCCTTGATGTGAATTCCGAAATCGATGCTTGCTATGTACTTGCGCCCGTCCACGTCCTTAGCGGTACCGCTAGAGGTCACGTAAGGCTCAGCGTGGATGACCAGCCCGCCAAGCGTCTTATCGGCGGCAACAGCCTTCACAAGCAACAGCGCCCACCTCTGCACGTCCGCAGACGCGACGGGCAGAGAAGCCTTGGTAGACCAGGCCTCAAGCCCGACGTTGAACTCAACGCGGTACGCGCCCTGGGCCTTGCCGAGCGTACAGACGGAGGTGACGCGGTCTGAGAACTCGGGGTTCTGGACGATTTCGCGCACGATGAACTCGTTTGGTACGTAGGTCGGGTTGCCGCCAACGCTGACGGTGACCCGCTCGTACTTAAGGGCTTCTTTCGCAAGTCCCTCGATGTACTCGATGCAGTTCTCGAAGAGGTCTTCAAAAGCCATGCCCTACCTCACGAAATAGTCTTTGAATCCGTAGCGATCGATGAACGCGTTCACCTCGGGGAGCGACGTTGCGGCCCCGTTAACGCCGCCGACAACGAAGTGCATGAAGTTTTCTCCGACAGTGGCGGAGGTGGCGTTGTCGGGCGCGACGCTAGGCAGCAGACGCCACGCCGCGAGGGCTATAACGGCCCCGGACATAGCAGCCGGGGTAGGTCTCATGCCAAGCAGGAGAACGGCGTTAGCCGCCGTCTGCGCCCTCATGCGCCGCACGTCGAGCTGCACGTCTGAGTGCCTACGGACATCGACGGCGTTACCGTCCTGGTCGGTGGCGGAAAGCACGTCGATAATGTCGTGCGCGAAGAAGCCACCCATCATCGGGAGAACAACGGTCGTGCAGTTCGGGCGGTCCACGAAGCACTCGCGCACGACGGGCTGGAAGATGCGGTGGGCAGCTTCCTCGATTTGCTCCTCGGCCCAAGCGCGTGCGTTCCAAAGGTCCTCGTCGCTTGCATTGACGCTCAGGTACTCGTCAGCGCGATAGGTCCTGATCTGGTCAAGTGTGCAGTAGCGGGTTGCCACGAGGTCAACGGTCGCGCTCACGGCAACGCCGGAAACCTCCCACGTGACGGTGATGAGGTCGGGGCAGGCGGTCGCCGGGAAGTCGGCAGCGCCCGCAATGTCCCACTCGTTGACCTCGCCGCTACGCGCAGACTCGACGCGGGCCGTGGCGGGGCCACCCGCGAGGGTGACCCCGGAAAGCTCCGTAAGGGCAACTCTGGTGCATGTGTCCGGCGCAAGCTCAGGCATGGCTTATCGACCAGTGACGCTGGTGTCGGCGAGGTAGGAGAAGCACTTGGGGATGCGAACCTCAAGGCCGTACTGGCCGTTGATTCGGACGGTCTTCTCGTTGCGGATGAACTGATCGTTGACAAGGCCAATCTCAAGCGTCTCGCCAAGCTTGGTGTAGAAGGTGGCGGCGTTGGGGGCGTAGGCCATCATGCCGTAGGTGTAGGTCTTGGCTCCGGTCTCGCCCTTCTCGGTGAAGAGGTTGAGGTCCTGGACCACGTTGAGCGCCCACAGCTTGCCGTTCACCATCTGGTTCATGTAGCGGCCCTGCTTGTCCTTGTCGAGGACGATGGACTCGGCGACATACGGGTGGACGGCAAGGGTGGTCGCGTAGTAGCCGGTGTTCAGGAACACGTCGTTTGCCATCTTGTAAGCGCAGTCGGCGATGGTGTCACCAGCAGCCTTGGTGAACTTCTGGATGCCGTCGTGCTCAAGGATGCCGACGATGCCGGTCTCGGCGTTGGCCTTGGGGCCGCGAACGACGCGCTGAGACTTAGCAAGCTCCTGCATGTAGAGCAGGGTGGTGTTGATGATGCCCGCGAGGGTGCCGTAGTCGCGCAGGTTGTTCTCGACAATGGGAACGCCGTTTGCGATCTGCTCCATGTGGAAAGAGCGCTGCTTCCAGGCGAAACCGGACATCTTAATGGTGTTGCCGGGGGTCCAGGTGTCGGCGGCGTTGCTGAGCTTGGTGGGGTCGGCCTCGAAGAAGGTCACGGAGTCGGAGTTGGTGGTAGCGGTCGGCAGCGTGGAGAGGATGCCGAAGTTCGGAAGGTTCTCGGCGTACTGAGCCGGGAGGTCGTACTGGGTCTCCTTGTGCTCGACCAGCTTGAAGTCCTGGAACTCGTCAAGCACGACGGCAAGGCCCTTGTTGATGTCGATGCCCTTGAAGTCCTTGGGGTTGCCAAGAACAGCCTGAGCGAGGTTCTTGGGCTTGAAAGCGGCGGCGGAAGACGGGTCGGCGAGGGGAACGCCACCAGCGCGGCGAATCTTATCCTCCTCGTTGAGCACGTCACCAAGAATCTCGTCGTAGGTCTTGACCTCGCCGTTGAGCGCGTTGATCTTGTCGCGCAGCGCGTCCTTGGCGTCGGCGTTGTCGGCGGCGTTGAACTTCTCGGTGAGGTCGGCAATCTGGTTCACAACGTCGAGCTTCTTGTTGTGAATCTGGAGCGAGGACATAGCCATTTTGGTTCTCCTTAGTAGTTAATGAACTGTCCGTTGACGCAAACAGTTCGCTTGGGCGCGGCCCCCGCTCCCGCCGATACGGCCCCCGTATCCGGCTGCTTACTGTTGCTGGGGTGAACGGTCTTGCCCGCGTCCCCCGCTGCGGCCTGCTTGAGGTCTGCGGGGGCGTTCTTGAAGGACTTGAGCCAGTCGTTCGTGATGCAGGCGGTGACGGGTGCGCCGTCCGCCACCTCGTCAACAAAGCCGCGCTCCAAAGCGTCATCGGCGGTGAACCATGTCTCCGCGTCCATAAGCTCCTCAATCTCCCCACGGGAGATTCCGGACTTGTCCGCGTACTGGACGGTGATGGTGTCACGCACCTTCTCAAGGAAATCGGCGGTCTTGCGCATGTCCTCAGCGCCGCCGATGCAGTAGGTGGACGGGTTGTGAATCATCATCAGGGCAGACTTGCCCATGACAACCTTGTCCGCGGTGAGGGCGAAGTAAGACGCAGCGGAAGCGGCAAGGCCCTCGATTTTGGCGGTGACGTTGCCGGAGTAGGCGCGGATCTGCTCCGCCATGGCGTTTGCGTCGAACACGCTGCCGCCGGGGGAGTTGACGTGAACGGTGACGTCCCCCCCGCCTGCGTCCTTGAGCGCCTTAGAGAACTTGGCGGCGGTCATGTTCGAGGGAGAGAAATAGTCCTCGCCAATCTCGCCGTACACCTCAATATCAACCATTGATGATCTCCTCAATATCGGATTGCAGGTCGTATTCGATGCCCGCCACCTCGTATGCGTCGGCAAGCGGGGTCAATACCTTCTCGGCGAACTCGCGCAGCTTCGGGCTGTCGCCCTTGTCCTCAAGTCGGTCACGCAGGCGGTCGCGCATGTCCTTGTGGATGACGGCGAGCGCGGTGCCGCTCACGTCGCTTGTATTGGCGGCGTCTGGGTCTTTCGGCCCGTCTGCGGGTGTTGAACCAAGAGACGTGTTGTGGCGCTCCGCAAGCTCCTCGCCCGTCTCGGGGTCAACCGGGACCATCGAGGACTGGCGGAAGAACACCTCTCCGCCGACGAACGGCGGCAAGTCCTCCTTGGTTCGCGCGTCGTTCGCGCAGAAGAACCCGGCGTTGATGGCGATTCGGTAGCCCTCCATGCGGTCCTTGTACAGGCCGCGAAGAAGGCCGTTCATGTCAACCTGCACGTAGCAGTCCTCGTAGCCCGCAGCCCAGATGGGCGCAGACAACGCCCGCTCAAGCGAGTCGCATTCGGGCATGAGCGTCTTGTTGGCGAAATCCAAGGCTCCCTGCTCGACGTTGCTGTACGTGGCGTGGGAGAGGTCGTAGACCTCCTGCGGGGGCACGGAAAGCGTTCTGCACGTCTGCTGCAGGATCCACTTCTCCTGCTCGACCAGCGACATGTCGGCCATGTTCTGCGAGTTGGACTTGTACGTAAGGCCCTTGTCGAAGATACGGAGCTTGCCCGCGCGAACGATTCCGCCGCCGTCACCAAGTTGCCGCTTAAGGGTCTCGTAGTCCTGCTTATCGAGCTTCGACGGGGTCTCCAACCAACCGGGGAACGTGCCCTCGCCGTTGATGGTGCGCGCGTAGAACTCCTCAAGGTCGATGGAAAGCCCAAGCTC